GGAAGTCCCAGCAGAACGGAATCCATGTAAAGCCATTCATCCCGAGCGGAACTGATACCGCGTTTTTAATCCCTGCCGTTGCGAGGCTCAAGCTGTCGATCTGCCCTTCCGTGATAACAAGCCTCTTGTGGTCTTCAGGATCGCATTGTTCCATTCCGTAAAGAATCGGCTTCCTGTTCCGTTCACACCACTCTTTGCCCCCGTCTCGCTCCCTGTCATAATCCGTGTGCCGATATTTCACGAACCACGGCTGCTTATTTTCATCAAAGAACGTGAAGCACAAGATCGCCCTTCCGTCTTCCGTCATCTTGCTTGTGACTTGATACCGCTCAACAACCTCTTTGCTGATTCCTCTCTCATTGCAGAGATATTGATAGGCCGGATCATTCGGGATGATGTGTTTTTTCTTAAACGGGATATAATGACTCGCGTATTCCGTCCGATAATACTCATCAGCATCTTTTCCCAAGCTAAAGCTAAAATCCCTTGCCAGCGTGAGCATATTGCCCTTTACATTGCAGCCGCTCCTTTTGCAGTTGAATAATCCCGTCCGAAGATTGATAGCAAATGTGTTCTTATCCTTCTTGCTTCCACCATGACAATACGGACATTCTGCAAACACCAACTCGGGTCCACGCTTAACAGCTCTCATCCCCAAGTCTCTCGAGAACCTTTCCGCATCCTCGGCCTTAAACTCATAAATCCCCATTTGCCTTTATCTCTCCTCTAACCGTGTTCGGCTTCCCATTGGGTTCTAAACTCATCCCATTCCTGATTTCTTTGTTCGACCGATTCGAATGGAGCCTCGTGAGAGGCGACCCATTCGAAGTAGGTCGGCATTTCTTTTTTATTTATTTTTTCTTTTTCTTTGTTATTCTTCTTTACTTGTTTATCAGTTGCCCGAGGTTCGCCCTTCGTTGTACCTTTGGTTGTACCTTTCGTTGTACCTTTGGTTTGCCCTTTGGTTCGCCCTTGATGTTGGTAAACCCCATAATTTACAACGGTTACAAGTGTGCCCGAAGGTGTGCCCTTTAGTTCGACCATTTGGTCTGCCTGTAGTGTGTCCAAAAATAGGCGGGTTCTGTGAGAACTCCATCCCCAGCGGTTTGCGAGCTCTTTAACACTCGTCCAACGGCTTCCTCGCTGCGTTACTTGGAGCTGTCCGGCTATCGGTTCCTTGCTATCCTCATAAAAGACAAACATGATTAAATCTATCCATGCGGCAAACTTGCAAAAGGGTTTTGACTTCTTGTAAATCCAATGATCGAGGATTTTTCTATCGATTGATATCCAACCCATAAAGTCCCCCCTCTACTAATCCCGCAATAGCATCCAGAGCCTCGTCTTCAAGGTCAAACCATCCGAGCCTCACAAGTCCGAGCCTTGCAATGGTCAACTCGCCTGTGTAACCGTCAGGATATATGGTCTCAAATCTTCGCTTATCCACATTCCAGATGAGCTTGTATTCTTCACATTCATATACCGTTACCATGTTCCATCCTTTCTCTTAATTCGCGATAAAGTATTCTTGCTATCAGCCAGCCGCTCGTCTCTTCCTTGCACATAATGAGCCGCATATCATACCGCGCCATAAATGTAGTGACGGAAGCCTCGAACGCTTGCGGAAGGAATTTCGACCGATAATGATGAGCCCGAAGAGCTTCCCAAGAAGCATTTTCAACAAGGAGATAAATCCGGGCTCCGTGTTCTGCTGCCCTTTGGAACTCTGCCTCGAATCGTTTCCGATCATGCGTAAAACATCCGGCAAGCTCGTCAAGGTTCATCTTCCGCTCAACCACTACCGATGGAGCTATCCTCTCGGCCTCGTTGTAAACCCATACTCCGTCTAACTGATAATTGACGGAATAATCTCCATAATCGAGAGTCGCCCGCCTAAATGGGCAGCCGAAAGTTTTGTATCTTTTCTCTGCCCTTGCGGTCTGCTGTTCCCTCTTATCCACAAGAATTGTGACGGAGTCGAGGGCTGATAGAATCCGTTGAGTCTCTTCAGAACGGGATTTCATCGGAAACACCCTCGGGAACGTTCACAAAATCGTCAGATCCTGCGGAAGTCTTCGGAGCGGATCCATTGAGATACTTTGCCTTGCCGGGCTTAACCTTACCGACCTGATCCAGAGCAATGATTGAGTGCGGAACAACTGCCATCCCTGTTTTGCCGTTCATTTCCCACTCTTTCTCGTGGTAGTTGATACCGCAGACTTTTCCGACAAGCTTGTTTTCGTCCCAATCCCATACATAACCGGGATTTGATGCTTCGATGTTGGTCATTGCTGTCTTGAACGCACGGAGAGTCCAGCCGTCTTTCTCTGTTCCGTCTTCCTTCGGCACCCAGAGAGTGATAGTTCCGCGCCACTTCTTGTCATCGCTTGTGTTGTTGTCATAGTCCTGCTGATAGAATCCTTTAAACTCTCCGTCAGTAAGGTCAAAACGTAACTTAATCATGTCGGAGTTGCCTTCCTTTGTTGCGGCCTCAAACTTGACCCCGAGAATCTTTGCCGCATAGCTCCCGAGCGGGAGTGTCTTTCTCTCTGAATAGGTTTTTGCTTCGTTATATCCTTTTAATGCCTTCATGTTCTTATCTCCTTTTCTATTTATCTGTTTTTGTGTGTTCGCGTTTTGCTTCAAGCATCTTGTTCCATAATCTTTCATACTCTGGAAAATGACTCCAAAACGCTGCCATTCCTTCGATTTCACCGTCAGGGATTCCGACACACATCAATGAGTCTTCGTCACCTTCCCAAATTTCATTTACAAGCAATATGGTTCCCGTAATATGTGCTCCTATGCAAAAATTAGGAGATGTGGCGGTTATAAGGCTGAATGTTTGGTTTGGTATTTTCATGATTATTTTCGCCATCAGCTTTCCTCCTTGCCTATCTCGTAATATACTCTGATGGTCTGATCTACTGCCTTTAAGTCGTTGGGAAGCTCTATCGAGTCAAACATCCCTTCAGGACTCTTTGCTGTGCTGATTCCGTCTCCCTGCGTGTAAAACTTCTGATCCTTGCAGTAAAGAACCACATCAAAGCACCCCTCGACCGTGAGCTTGTCATCCAGCATCTTGCCGACCGTCTTAACCTTCTCCCGTCCGTCATCACCACACTCGGAGTGATGCAGAAAATAGATAATCTTTTCGTCATCCTCCAAGTCATTGATGTGATGGATGAGGTTACGGAAATTTAAGGCGATGTCCGTGAATTTCTGGTAGCCCGTTTCCTTTGCTCTGTCGAAGAACTCATCAGCGAGAAGATACTGCGAGTCATCTATCACGATAGCCTTGCATTTTGCCTTTTTGATGACCTGCTCGATGTAGCTGTATCTTGCAGTCGATAACTGCGCGCTTGTCTTGATGTCCTCGCTGTTCTCAAACTTCGGGATCTTGATAACCTTAAGATTTGATTTGAACGGAAGCCGTCCTTTTTCCACGGAAATGATCCCGACCTCATCCGGGCTAAAATTCTTGAGCGAGTACGTTTTGCCGCTTCCGCTCTTTCCAATGATTAAAACAGGTAAACTCATAACTTTTCTCCTTTCTCCAAAAAATCTCTGATTCTCTGCTCATCGCAATCCATGTCTTCCGCGATGTCCTTGATGCTCCATCCGGCGCGCCTTAAGGCCATGACCTTGCCTGTGTCGAGCTCGAAGAACGCTCTAACGATGTAGTCCTTTGCCCCGTGTACCCCTGCTGATCGAGTCCACCGAAGGATCTGCTCGTATGTCATGACGGGCTTGCCTCTCATGTCTTCGTAGCCCTCTGGGAACGTGCCAAACTTCTCAAAGAGTTCGTCAAGCTTGTCCCAATCTGGAATACATTCGGTCTGTTTGGAGTAGAATCGATTCCTTGTGTTTGTCCTCATCCGAACCGCCTCCTGACTACCTTCATCTGTGTGAACGCGTTGCCGATGGTTACGCACGCAGCTGTCACGAAAGCCATCCCAAGAGCAAGTAGCCAGAAGTCACCATACGGAGACATGACCACGCAGAAGACTCCGAACGCGAAAGCAACCTCGCACCAATGACAGCAAGTCTTCAGATGTCTTAATTCCTTACGGAGCCGTGCCTCTTTTTCTTGTGCCGTCCATATACGGATATAAGCTGCGTTATGATCATTCATAAATCCGTAGTCTGCCATAACTTCTCTATCTCCTTTTTCTTCTTTGATATTCCGCTGAAACAATGGTCACCTTCCTTGAATAGCGGCTCACCGCTTCCGTAACCTCTGCCGAAGTAGATGATCTCCCTGTTCGTCCGTGCCGTCAGCTCATAGATTGCGTTGCCATAGCATCGGAGCTGTATATTCCCTGACTTTGCCAACTTTGCCGCCTTCTTCCGCGTTGAATACTGACCGGGCTGATTGATTACCTCGAGCACCGTATTCGGGAACCACGGAGAGTCCACACGATTGAGGATTGAGTCTGCGACATACCTTTGACCGTCATCGCTCTGGTTGCCCGCCTCACATTGAATGATGGCGGCTATCATCGTGACCTCTTCCTCCGTGTACGGGTAAAACAAGGGAGCTTCTACTGTGTTGACGGAGACGACATACGGACCGCTGTCGATCATGTCGAGCGATACAGAGCACTCACTAACAGCAACCACTCGTCTTGTGTCAGCTCTAATAATTCCGATAACGCACGCACCTGCGATGGCACCCAAGAGGACGGACTTTGCAATTTTGCGCTCAACTGCTGCTTTGACCATCCCAACGCGTGAGCGAGGTCTTGCTGACTTTCGTAGCCTCTTGACCTTGCGAGGTTCATGATTGTGTCTTTCCACATCGTTCCTCCCGGTCTCTCGCTTCCCTAAATCTTGCGAACTGTTCACGGAGCTCTTGCTTCCGCTCCTCTGACACCTTCTTCTTTGGTGCGATTCGCACATAGTATGTAGGGATATGAGCGCAAATCGAACCGTCTTGATTCTCTTTGATAATTTGTACTTCCTCGGGATTTTCTTCCGAAAATGCCTTAAGCTTATTGATAAATTTCTTGGAGTAAGTCGTGACCGTTGCCCGCTTGTCTCCCTCAATCCATTCGATGCAGTTTTCTCGCATCAATTACCTCCTTTCGCTCTACAATTTGTTGATTACTGACGCAAAAAAATAATGTCGTCAATCGTCACACCCAGCGCGTCAACCACTTCGAGAGCCCTTTTGATGGACATATTCTCGGGATGCTCTTCCCAATTCACAACCGTATTGACATGAACGCCCACGCGGTCCGCAAGCTCCTGCTGTGACATTTCCTTTAGTCTTCGCCACTCTCTGAAAGTATGTTTCATTGCTTCCTCCTTCCTTTTAGATTTCGCCCTACAATTTGTAGATTACACAACAATTTGTAGATTGTCAACAACAAATTGAATTATTTTGATAAAATAAGTGTGAAAAGATAAAGGAGGCGATTTTATGAATTTAATCGGAAATAATATCAGACGGCTCCGTGAAGAGAAAAATATGCTTCAGTCAGAACTTGCCGAAAAGGTCAATGTGAGTCCTGCGACCGTATCATCTTGGGAAGTAGGCAGAACAGAGCCGAAGATCGGGAAGGTTGAAGAGATTTGTGCCGTGTTCCATTGTGAGAAGTCCGACATTGTCGAGAGTCATTCCCAGAACGATGCACAAGCTCGCAGATTGTTGGCCTATTACAATATGCTGACGGATCGCGACAAGCTCCAGCTAATCAACACGGCAAAATTCTTGTCGGAGGATAGCCAATGACCACAAGTAAGCTCCCGTCCGGCAAATGGCGCACCCGTGTATACATTGACGGCAAGCAGATAAGCTTCACGGCATCCACAAAGGCCGAGTCGATTCGTCTGGCGACTCAAGCAGCGGGACATCTGGAATTTCACGGAGAGACTATCGGATCTGTGTTGAACCGCTACATTGACGAGCGTAGAAACCTGCGAAGCCCTAACACAATCGCAGAGTATGAGCGCACCGTCAAGCGGTACTATCTGCCTTATATGGGAGTAAAAATCTCGAAGGTCAACCGCGCATGGCTTCAGATGTTCGTCAATGACCTAAAGGGTAAGATGTCCCCCAAGTCCGTCATGAATGTGTACGGGCTTCTTTCGAGTGCCCTGAAAAAGGTCTGCAATATCCACTATGAGATTGATCTGCCAAAGATACCGCCTAAAACGTACCACATCCCGTCAGAGGGCGATTTTAAGACATTGATAGATAAAGCCTCACCCGAGCTCAAAAAAGCCCTTCTGCTGTCCGGGATCGGCTCTCTTCGCAGGTCAGAGATTTGTGGCCTGCTGTATAAGGATATTGACGGAAACAGGATCCATATCTGCCGAGCCATGATCCTAGTGGATAAAAAATGGATTCTAAAGGATTACACCAAGACAAACAGCTCGGATCGTTGGGTCACGCTTCCGTCTGAAGTGATTGATATTTTAGGTCACGGAGCACCCGATCAGAGAGTGATTCCCGTCTATCCGTCAACAATTACATCGGACTTTATCAATCTGCGGAACTCTTTAGGATTGAAATGCCGCTTTCATGATATGAGGCATTACTATGTATCATTAGCTCATTCAATGGGCATACCAGACCGAGTGATTCAAGACCGTGGTGGATTCTCCACGGATAAGACTCTAAAGGCCGTTTATAGGAACACGGTCAAAGAGGATGAAGAGGTTTATAACGAGATGTTTAACGAGTACATGATGAAAAAACTAGCCATAGACTAGTCACGGAAAATTTAAAAAACCCGCAAACCCTTGAAAATACTAGGGTTCACGGGATGCACCCGACAGGAGTCGAACCTATCGGATTTTGGCTCTGAAATCCTTGAAAATACTGTATTTACTGCGTTTGCGTGTCTTGCTATGTCTCGGTTTAACAATCGCGGAAACCCGCAAAAATTGGGCTTTTGTCAATTCACATTTTACAAGCACTAGACATGACTAGTCACAGAAGCCCGCGCTTTTTGAGATATTCGTCAATCGTATTTCTTTTGCGCCTTTTGGGTCTATTTTGCATATTTTCCTTGCGCGTAACGCATCTGCAATTCTCCGGGCAGTAGTTTCCGTCATTGTCTATTCGGTCGATCTGGAGCCCTTTCTGCCATCCATGAGCCCGAGCCCATATTATAAAGGCTTCGGGATTATTTGTCCACTCTTCGCAGACCGAGATACCTCTGCCGCCATAATATTTATAGTGAGGCTGTGCCGGATCGTTGCACCTGCGGCACATTCCTTTCCATACGCTGTAAAGAGGATCCTTTGTCACCGTAAAACTATAACCATTTCTTTTATTGCACGGATAAGGTGTATTTGCATCGACATACCATCTGTTATTCAACTTTCCTTCGGTCTTTAACTTGCCAAGATTGACAAGAGATCGAACCGTTGAAAAGGCAACACCGTGCTTCTCTGCGTATTCTTCAAGAGTTAATAGCATATATTCCTCCTATCGTAAAAAAGCCCCCGCCAACTCCGAAGAGTCGACAGGGACTAATCAAGGGCATGGCTCAAGACCACACGGGGCAAGAGCGGCCTAAAGCCTCATAGTGTACTTGAGGGATATCCATTTGTTCTTATTCGGGTCTATTCTCCCCCAATTATTCTTGATATCGTAAATTTGAACGATGGTATTTTTACGGAGACAGCCGACTTTGCCATAGTTCACGGAAGCACCTGCGCGCACCCAAAGAGCTGAAGCTGTCACTCTGGCCTTATACGCGGCAGTCTCAATCGGCTTCACGGGCTTTGGCACTTGTGTCACTCCGTCAACGTATTTCGGAGTGATAAAGCCACGGATGTTCTTGCTATTATATTTGAGCTTACGGACTCCAACTCTCTCGGCCTTGTTACCTTCAACAATGGTCATAGTTGAGCCGTCTGTATCAACAACAAGCCCCACATGGTCAGGCCATCCGATGCAATCGCCTTTGCCCGAGTCGCCCCAGTCATACATGATGATGTCTCCGGGCTGTGCCACAAAAGCATCATTCTCGACCCAGATATTCATCTTTTTGGCCTTTTCGAGCATCTTTCCGCAAGATACATCTATCGGAATGATATCCGCCATATTGTTGACCAGAGCACACGTTGAAATTGTGCAAGCGCACCAAGCATCCGTGTACTTCATTTTGTAGCTACCCGCAGGACGGAGCTTGTTGTATGTGTCGATGATTATACGGAACGAGCCATCCTTCTCATTGAGTCCGACAAGGCTCTTCATCGTCTCGATCATGGCATTTCTTGTTTTAGCCATAGGCTCACCCCTCAATCTTGTTCTGGTCGCTGAATACTTCAGAAGCCTTTTTCACGGCCTTTAAGTATTGAGCCGTTGCAATCTCCAAAGTAGTTCCGAGAAGTGTAGCTATAAGGACGATAGTCTGATTGACTTCATCGCCAAAAGGAAAGCCCCAAATCTTGCAGAGCCCGAGATAGCATACCCCAAGAGCGGGCATCCAGCGCTGGAGTTTGCTTAAAATGTCATACATCTTGTTGCTCATAGAAAACTATCCTCCTTTTCACATTGTTTATAGATTTCCTTGATATGCTCAATACTCATAACTGTTTTGTTGTTGGGAAAGTTCGGATGCTCACGGCAGTACCGCTCATATATGTCGATATCGGAGAGTATCTCGTCAAAATATTCCTTCGAGTGCATGACATGGTTGAGAAGCTCGTCATTAAACCGCAGAATCCGTCTGCGTGCTTCAAGGGCAGACCGCTCCTCTGATTGAGCGATATGCTCTGTGAGTTCCTTGCCAAGCTCGTCAACCTTTTCGATGATTTCAGAAGAGCGGTTCTTTCTGTCGCTGTACCATGTCCAGAAGCCTTGACTTGAGAAGATTGCCGTAAAGACTCCGATTATTGAGATTAGTAATGTTGTGGTCATAGGCTTAAGTCAAAGTAAATGACTTTTTGATTACTATGCTGTTATTTGTGCAATCATAAGTAATGTAGTATGCCTTGCCTTCTGTAAAGCAAAAGCTGTATATCCATCTTGTCTGAACTCTATAAGCATTGATAATATAATGGTCATGACCATACCATGTGAACATACGAGTTATACTTTTAGCGGGATCAGAAAAAGCGCCCATATCTGTTAGAATATCTGCATACGCCATCGCTAAAAAAGCATTTTCATCATTTGCGGTCAAAGATTTTCTTGGTATGAGTTCAATGCCACTTGATACTTCCGCAACACCCCCCCTTGCCGTACTATCCACAAAAAATCCCCTGTTACCCTGTCCATCATCAAAGTATGGCATTTGAAAGTCTGACATTTTTTGACCTCCTTAATTCTTGATAAACGCAACATTCACATATATAGAAACATTAGACAGAGCTATACTATACAGATTAGCCACATAAACAGATACAGCCGTTGATGACATAAGCGTACCTGTTACAGCCAAGTTTCTATTACTTGCTGCTGCCGAAAAAACCCCTAAAATCTTATAGCCTGACGGTATAGTTATAGGAATACTTACCGTTGCATCATTATTACCCGCTATAGATGCAACAGTTCCAACAAACTCCTGTACTTTAATCAGATTATCAACATAAGTTTTCGTCCCCCCACTCGCTACCGCATTATTACTTCCCGCTGTCGGTGAACTGTCGATATTCCCACCAAAAGCCGCACCGCCTTTGAGGTACATCTTACCCGTGTCGGGATCTATACACGGCACTCCCATAGTGCTGAATATACCGCCCGATTTTACGGGATTATCGCTGTCTTCTGTGGGTACATCGTCCATGTCACCGAGAACATACTGCTTAATCTGTGACGGGCTGACCTTCCTTGACTTGTCCTCGCTTCCGTCTGTCTGCTCAATGATTAGTGCATCCTGTGAGCCGTCCATTGACTCGATTGATGGTAAGTTTTTTATACGCATTTGTTATCCTCCTTAAAGGTCATAGACGATTGTTTTTCCTGCGGGTAAGTGAATGTTGCCGTCCCCATCGACCGCAAAAATGGTCTTGCTTTGGCTCGCTGTACCATTACCGATCATAAACACATAACTACT